ATACCCTCTCCAGGAACGTCAGCACGTCGGGACCTTGTTGCATCTACAGCCTCTGCTACATGAGGCCATTGAGAGAGCAAAGTCCTTACAAGCTGATTAGAGACACGGTCGGAGGCTTCACTTAGATCAAGTGTTGCCAAATTCCCTGTCAAGGAACCTTCTTTGGCCATCCGGCGATTAACCGGCTGGTCATCGAAGCCAACAACTCCACCGAGAAAGGAATCTTCCCCGATAGCTTTGACCAACAGCTCCTTAACCCCCTGCTGCATATACTGCATGTAGGAAGGCTCAATTGCTATTAGCCGAGGCGTCTTTAACGTCTTAGGTACACGAATGACCTTAACAGGTCGCTCGCTACCGGGTTCAAGGAAATTAACACAGCAAGTCCGCTTAAAATAACGGACATTGGGAAGCGCATATTCCACATAAGGGAATACTGCTTCCAGCCTGTCAGTCCACTCAAACTGATCGAACTTTTCGTTACCGAAACGTCGATCAGCGGTGGATCCAGGTCCGTGCTGTGGGATGACATACGGCCAGTCGGGATCTTCTTGACCCCCGGCGTATCGCTGTTCCCAGTATAGCCGATTTTCGACTTCCTGGAGAACGTCACCCCAAACAAGAATCGCGGCACGACGGAATTTGGCATATGCCTCATCCGATCGTGAGTTGTCCGCATTCTTAACTTCCTGTTCACAATCGATAAACCCCCTTAGTGCGTCCCGGTACCTCTTTTCAGAGGCTGGGACCTCTACCTTTCCGAATAACAGCGTTAGCTGCCGGATCGCGTAGATAGCGTCACTAGAGGGTGAATCGACTAACCTACCACACCCAGGATCAAACACAAGGCGAAGGAAACCTCCAAGAAATTGGGGGAGACCTCCACGTCGTCTAAAAGACGAAAACGTGGCGTCGCCAACAAAGCCATCTGCTAGAGCTCTTTCGAACTCTTTGCAAAACGATGGTAGGGTAATCGCTAAAAACGAGAACCCTTCGTGTTTGACCCGCCTCACGATGGTATTATAGTCGTGAGTGGTGCTAACTCCGCAAATGTCGCCAAGTTCATAGGCGACAACCTGCCAGAGCAACATAAGGCTTTTCATCCGTCCCTCCTATATAGAAGGTGTTCGGAATCCATAGCCGTGTCGGGTTATAAATACGCCCGTGCCCTCAAGAACCGATACGAAAGTATCGGAACACAAGCTTGACGCTAGCTTTCGCCAGCCAACAGCTTGTTGACGTTGGCATCATTAAGCCAACCAAGCAAGCCCTTCACGTTATTGAGTAATTCAGTATTCGCGAAGGCACCATCCGCCGGTTCGTCAACGACAATATATGCCGAGGACGAGACCTCACGGTTCGTACCCGTAATAAACGGGTCCGAGGTGATCTTGCTAACATCAAGTCGCACCATCCTCCGGACACGCCCTGATCGGGCAGCCTGGTGAGAGATGGTTAGATCGATGGTCTCATCGTCCTTTGTATAAGTGGCGGTGCGATCACCGACCGAAACACGCGGAAGCGTGTTTGCGACCGTATTGATGGTCACAGACTGAGGGTCTGAAAACACGGCATTGCTCCAAACTGGTTGAAGAACCCCCCGGTTTTGAGGGGTCCACTGTTTCACTCCGCTGGATTGCGGAGGTTCCTAGTAGTTAATAGGAAGCGCAGTGACCCTTACAGGCCAATACGCTTACCGCCCATGGTTAAACCAAGAGCGGCTGCAATGGCCAACTGTCGGGGAGTCAAATCCCCTTCAGCCAGACCAAATCCGAAAGGAGATGCTCTCCTTCTCAGCTTTTGCACTATTGTAAATGTCTGAGAGGGAGTTATCGGAGTGCCGTCACCGGCAATTACCCCCGATAACGTATATGTTACTGTCTGCGTAGTTTTACGCATAATGTAACCATACGGCATCGCTAGGCCATCGGTGAGTGCCATTGATAAATTACTAAGCACATCACCCAGGTTGAAAAACCAGTCAAAGGCCCAGCTCCAAGGCGTTACGTTATAAATAACCGAAGGTGTGATACCAATTCCAAATAGGCGATTCGCCTCTTGGAGGTACTTCGTGACCCCATAATGGGCTCCCGAATCCACATGGTACGTAAAAGCACCATCAAACCAAGTCTCATCCTTACGGATAGTCTTGCGAGTGACCTTCGGAACGAACGTCCTGTACATCGAAGACGGCAAAGCCGGGTATAAACTCGGCGTAACTTCAACCGTTTCCGATGTGTAAACCGGATCGAAACCGTAGCTTCGTCTGACGATCTTACCACTATCACGTTCATACTGTGATAGAATCGTATGGGCTTGTTTAACAGCCTTAACGATGTCTTGCAAGTCACTAATAAATGGTTTGATGGCGAATTGATAATTCAAATATTCGCCACCACCTGCAGAGGGTCGGAACTTTTTGCGAAAAGCATCAAGTCCCAAAATCCTAGGCAGACCATCATTACGTAACTCAGCAAGAGCCGTCATGACGTTCGCAGCCGGGGCAGTTGGCGCGCACCTGGAGATTGCAGTTCCTCCAAGCCCAAATAATTCAACATCTTGGGCAATAGGAGGAGCTCTCCAAGGGCCAGCCAAAGCTGACAGCGGGTTCGTATAATCTGCGTTCCCGATAATCAGCTGTTGCCCAGTGTACCTATAAAAGCTTGATACCCAGTTATACTGGGTATTAGCATCTTCATAGGTAGCAAGGGAGGAAGTAAAATTCCCTCCATAATCTTGCCTGCGAATCAACTGTGCATATTCTTTACCGAATTTTGCCTTAGCGTCCTTAAGGACGTCTTGGCGCACAGTCCAAAGCGTCGGTGACTCGTCGGTCGTAACATGAGACTCGACGAGGCTTGACTTATAAGGACCACTCGCGATTTGACCCGTCGACTTTAGTCGAAGAGCCCCCTCGTAAGTGTGCCTCACAGGAACCCTGTGACG